CCATAGGGTGCTGGTGTCTCCAATCATTGCTGTTGCATAACTGCCAGCAGATCCATCGATATAAGCTACGGTGTAACCATTTGCCCAGTTTCCAGCAGTTCTTGCAGCAAATTTAAATGAAGTGTAACTACCAGCATTTAGATCATATTCAACAGCATTAGAAATTAAAACTGAAGAAGCACCAGCACCGCTAACTACAGGATATGCTTGAGATAGAGTGGTTGTTGCTCCAGTAGCAGCAAAGTCTAATTTAGTGAAAGTATAGTTAGGAGATCCAACCAATGCAGTTGTGCCGAGTTGTGCTCTGATTACAACTACTTGATTGCCTTCTTCTACGGAAACAATCTTGACAATCTCTTCTTCGTTGTCTACAGTATCTACAACTCTTACATAATCGTTAGCAGCAAAACCAGTTGAATCGGTTAGATCAAATACTGTTTCGGTAGCGTCTACAGCTTCTGTGATTGTTGTTGTGGTTGCGGAATCTGAAAAAGACCACGCAGCGACAGTAGCACCAGAAGCATGTGACGCTTCGGATGATCCAAGATAACCTCTATCTGTAGCGGGATTATCTACGATAAGAGTATCGCTACCACCAGAAGTGATACCATCGATTAAGATATATTCGTTATCAACTTTAATGAGTGACACTCCAGAGAAACCTGAAGAATCTGCAACGTATAATGCAGTCTCATCAACAGTTGCTGTGCCAGTGTCGCTGACTGCGTTCTTTAATACTGTTGAAGGAATTCTATTTACTTGTACTTCTCCACCGTATCCTAGGAACGAAGCGGCAGTAAACCAATCTTCGTAGTTAGAATCGTTGGGAAACCCGAAGATTTCTGATAGCTGTTTTTCTGATGAAATTGTGGTGATTGTTCCTACTGGTCCTTTTTCAAAACTACCGACAACCGCAGCTGAAGTCGTTTGGGTTGCTACGATTGTTTGAGCAGTTAAATCACGCTCTCTAAGAACAATTCCAGGTGATGATTGACCTGCCATGTTTGTTTCCTCTCGATGAATTAGCTCATTTTTTAACTACAAATATTTATGAAAAAGAGTATTTCAAATGGGGAAACAGTGCATGAACAATTACCAGTCAGGATATTCCCACACAGACTTATAATTTGTTTTGCGGTAAGTTAAAATTCTTTTGATCGTACAGTCTTTGCACTCATACGAATATGAAGATGGTAAATATTTTTTTGACTTTCTGGCAACATAGAAATCTGTCATAAGATCTTTTGTCTCCCCGCAGACTCTACACTGCCTTTCTTTGAATAGAAGGTGGTCTAAAGAAAACTGATCTTCGATATCCATTAGAAACCTATCATATATTCTACGTCTGCGTAAGGATTTCCATATCCGTCCATATACCAAATATTTCCATCCTCATCAATAATTTTTTCTTCATCATCTAATCCATCTGATATGAAACCAAATGGTGCCATGTCTTGCTCAATTTGATTTTTTTGCTCGTCATATATTCTCTTACGCACATCATTGTCTGTCATTTCCCTGAAGTAGGGCTGCACTGCCAACCATGCAAATAAAACCAAGCACATTACTAGGTCATCGTTGTGACCTTCATCTGCTTCAAAGGATTGATTCTTTTGAATAAATGTAGTCAACTCACTGATAGTTTCATAATCAGGCACGATGAGTTTGTCATCTTCAATTAATGTCTTCAAGTTGGAGCAACCGATCTTCTTAGTGACTTTTGACATCTTCAGACCAAGTTGAGATTTGGTGCCAGAGAATCCCTGACCAACAATCTGACCTGCTCTACCACGCATGGCACACATCAGAATGTTTGGATACTCTAAATCATAGTGAAGAATATTAGTTACCTGCTCACCAATGTCATTGACCTCAGCAAGGATATATGCTTTGTTATAATTTTTTGCCACCTGCTCTATAATGTTTGGGAATAGAATAGGTTTAATTTCATTGTTTCTATATTTGGCAACAACCTTCCATGGCAAGGTAGTAATATCAAATACAACAAAAGCAGAGTAGTCATTGTTAGTGCCGCGAGATACGTCAACGGTCATGATATAATCACTGTCTTTCTTTACTTCCTCGTAAACCTTAAGACCTTTGCCATTATCTTGAATAGGATCTTCAAATGCCATAGCGCGTAACTTGGCAGCAGAAATAAGTGTATCGACTGATCCCAAGAATTCGCATTCAAACTCTTGTGTAAACTGCCTCGCTGAGGTGTTTCTGATGGTCTCTTCTTTCCACTTCTCATCTCTGCCTGGCACCTGACTCCAATGCACTTCTAGGGGCACGTAGCCGTTTCTCCCACGCTCCGCATCATGCCATAGCTTGTAAAACATATTCATACCCTGTGGGGTAGAAATGATAATAACTTTTGTTGTCTTACCAGACGAGATAGTAGGATATACAGAGCTAAAGAATTGCTCTGCCATATGGTTAGGCACGAAAGCAAACTCGTCAAGGAAGATGATGTTGAAAGAGTTTCCTCTAACGGCGCTAGAAGACGTTGAGGCAGCGATGATCTTAGATCCGTTATCCAACTCCAAAGATCCTTTATTCCACCCTATAACGCCTTGCTGCATCCACTTAGGGAGATTCTCGTAGGCAAGTTGTAAACGAGATAGAAGTTCTCTTGATGTTTCTGCTTTGTTTGCTAGGATAGCAATCTTAATATTGTCATTAAAGACAGCATAATGCAACAAATAAGAAATAACTGTTGTCGATTTTCCTGTCTGTCTTGGAAGTTTGGCAATGTTAAATCTATTTTCGTGGAAGTTAGTAATGAGTTTCTCTTGGAAATCATACATCTCAAAAGGCACAAGACCTTCATCAAGAGAAATAATCTTCACATAGTTTCTTGCAAAGTAAACAGGATCATCTTTGCATTTAATAAATTCTTCAACCTGATCTTTTGTGAAACTAATAGAAGTATTAGCTTTCTTTAAATTAGGATTACCAAGATATACGCTATCACTCATTTGCTCTACTAATATCTTTTTCTATATCATTCATACTATTTAATCTTTTTTCCCATCCGTCACCTTTTGTGGTGCCCTTCACTGGATTAATGCAGGTGTCATCTCCAAACTTATCACAAACTAAAGAAGCGAGTTCAGTTTCATCTCCCTTCTTGTTTGTGCCAGACCAGAAGTGTTGACCACCAATCCAGCAAGCCCCACACTTAGGGCAGGTTTTAGTATCCATATGTCTTACCTTGAGACGGTAATTAATTATATATGTAAATCGTGTATCGTCAAGTTACAATTTACACAAATTTGTGTCAGCAATTCCAAGCTCTCAGTGACTTATTGATACGTGAATCGGGATCGCTCGCAGTTTTCTTTGAAGTTAACTTTGCTTTCATGCCTTTCATTCTGGCACAAAATGACGCCCTACGGGGATTTCCAACCTTCTTTGAAGGTGCTTTAAGGTCGCTTCCAGGATTTTCGCGCTCGTAAGACTTTCTTCCTTTTTCATTCAGACCACCCTCTGAATTCTTACCAGACTTTTTTGTCCAGGCAGCCCCCTCAGAAACATACTCTTCATTCTTGCTGCTCATATAATCCGCAGCAGTATCAATATAGTCACAAGCAAGTGTAACTTTAGATTGCACCCATCCAGGTAGTTGTGTTTTTGGATCTCTAACAACTAAGCGAAGACGATTGACTGCATCTTCAATAGTGTCAAGTTGACTCATTACCATGCCACCTTCATCATCAATCTCTTTTCCCATAGCAACAGAGATGTGATTCTCACAAATCTCTCGCATCTCTTTGACAGTTTTTTTCTTTTTGTGTTGTGATTTTAATTCCTTTTCCATCTTAAGTAAGTGGGTGTAGTAATTTGGAAATTCATCTAAGTGTTGAAGAGCAATACCATATGCTTCCTCGTGAGTAGTCACATGCTCTCTTTCTACTGTTGATCCAACTTCTGCCTGTTTGATAATACTCTCAACAGACACGCCATGCTTTTTAGCAATTTCTTGCTCTGTAGGTATTTTCTTTTTCATGTTAAGTCGTAATAGGATAGTGATCCACGAAGATTTTTAGTTGAAGATCCAAGATGTTGAGCTGCTAAAACTAATACATCACTAGTGCCACCAATCACGTACGCGGTGCCGGCAAGGTACGCGGACGCACTCAAGGCACGGGGCGCGGGGAGCGGAGCTACCGCTGACCATGTGGAG